TTATTTTTGAATAATTTTCCATGATTATGTATACGTGCTTCTAAAGTATAAGCATCTTTACAATCATATTTTTCAATTAAGACAATTTCGCAAGCATTTGACGTTTGTAATTGTTTGATTCGTGATTCGACATTACTACTATACCCAATTTTATAGTTATTTGTACCTTTTGAATTTACGATATAAACTGACATTATAATATTAAATTATATTTATGTCTTTAAGCAAATAATTCGCAATAATTCGCAATAATTCGCAATAATTCGCAATAATGTTTATCATTACTTTACTGTCAAAATGGGTGAGTGGTGACATTTATATTAAAATCATAAAGGGATGGGGAGATGAAATTTAAAATAAAAATTTTTCTGAAATGTTTTTTTATCACAAACATTTTGTTCAAACGATCGAATGACAACAATAAAAAACTAACTGTATTATGACGCCATACAAAAATAATCATATATAAAAAAGATGGTTTGCGGTCATTTGATCAAATTAATTTATTATGACGTTGATTTTAAAACAAATAAAAAAAATATATAAAATAAAAAATAGTTAATTCACACTGTTTCAATGCTGCCACCGTAAAAATCTCGCTTTTTGTATTGATCGTCATATTGGTCATCATATCGACCGAATTGCTTACCATAACCATATTGTTGATCGCTTGATTGACCGTATTGTTCGCTGTATTGTGGGACACTTTGCGGGAATTGGTTAAGTTCAACAGGGACTTGAGTACCAGAATCATATCTGGGAGGATCGATGTAAACTTCACGGATTTCTAGTTGTTGTTGACCGATGTGGGGAACAGGAATAGTCACATCAATATCTTTCCTCTTGAAATTAATCTTCGGCAAAGTAAAATTGCATGAGCACGAACAGTTTTCAAGAATGTAAATGACAATTATTATGCCGAATGTAACAACGAAGATGACCGCTGCAATTGCAAAAAACACACAGAACACAATAGCCGCAATATGTGCTGCACCGACGTTGAACAATGACAAGTACAGCGGTGTTTGATCATTGGCTGCTTGACAAATAACAATGTCCTGATGAAAAGTAGGGGTAAAGGCACACAAGTTGTAATATATAGTCAAATAATCACCAACTTGATAACCAGATTCTGTGATTATTGGACTGTAATCTGTCCACATGTACAGTTCTGTTTCGTGCCAACCGCCTTCTTGTGCCGTGGACGCATTCACCATGTACCGAAATTTCAAATAATGATCTCATTCATTTCTTGTGCAATACATGAGACATCCACTGTTTGATCCAGATCCGGATTCACAACAATACGTCACAGGATCATAGACATCGCGCTCTGAAATGATCAGAGCTTGAACAGAATACAGTTCTTGGTTAATGATTCCATCGTGGATGACTCCTCCGTAATAAGATCCGATTGAAATCACACCAAAAATGATCATCAAAACGAATGACACAACTGAGGTACACGCCAACCCGTAATTCATTTTTATTTAGATTTGATAGATTTTTTGGGTTTGTTTGGAAATTTGTTCACAAATCAATAGGCTTTTTCAACAGTTTACCTGTTTGTAGTAACATACTAGGGTCGATTTATAATGGACTAGCACAATATATAAATATTCAATTTTTTGATTAAAAATTGATTATTCATTATATTTATTAGCCACTGTATAACCAGTAATAAAAATAAATTCAAAATAAGTTTGACTAATTTCAATTAATCCAATGAGTAAATATAATTACTATACACCGACGTCCTCATATACGACAAATACATCCACGGTATATGACTACAAAACTGGTCGGACATTGTACGGTTCGCCTGCATATGAGCCACCAAAAGTTTACAATGATCCGTATAAATACTCAGATTACAATAGACAGCAAGAACAATACAGATATCAACAGCAGCAACAACAACAATTAGAAATAAATCAACAAGAGCAAGAACAAAAACGAAAACAACTTGAAACTGAACAGATGATGGAATATCTCAGGCAGCTAGAGATACAAAAACAGGAAGAAGAAAAAAGAAAACAATTGGAAGAATACGAAAGGACAAAATGTCCTCATTGCAATAATACTCGTATGAGAAAATGTGAGGCATATGATTGTTATAATGGTAAAACATCTTATCAGCAAAAAATAGAAGATGTAAAAAAATATCCTTGCGTGTGTAAAACAGGATATATAGTCATGAATGAAGAAAATAAAGATGATCAAACAGAATGTTTAGTCCAACTAAAACAAAAATGTCTTCCTTGCTCAACTATGATAAAATTAAAAGAAAAAACGAGTAATTTTACAAAACATTTTATTTTTCACGGAACACCGAATTATCAGAATATGATATTAAATTTTCATAATACAACGGACGCTGTGACTACCGGATCGGTCCTTGGTAAAAATCTCACGATTGATTATCCAGGGTACGGAACTCGATTATCTAAATTATTTGATGATTCGTGGTGTGTAATTCTTCCAGATGATATTAATAAAAAAATGAAACAAGATCCCAATAGTACAACACGTTATTCTGTTCGAGGAGAAAAAATTGTAGAACCCATCGAAATACGTTGTGTAAAAATAGATAGAAATTTTATGCCAGTTGACATATATAAATTGTATGACGAATATAATAAAAATAAAGATAATAAAGATAAAATTGTCACCTACAATCTAGATTGTTTTTGTACCTACACAACAACTTATAGAAAAAAATGTGCTACATGTCACGGAACAAAATATGTTTCTCATGTGACAACAAGGTCCGAAACACGATATTTGTGTTGTTATAAATGTAATGGTTCCGGTAGATCATCATGGAACAAATGTGATCATTGTACAACATAAAAATAAATAAAACTGATTTTTTTTATATTTGGCACATAACCCATTAATTTAAATAATAAATAATAGACAAAATACAAAATGGTTTATCGAACATACTTAGTTGATAAGAGAATAGATTTTCGACCACCCGAACCAAAAATTATATCACTTTATGACTATATCGAAGGGGAAACATCGATATCAATTGATGAAAATACTATGAAATTATATTTCGAATATACCGTCAATTTTGATGATATATTTCCGTATAAAGATAAGATTATTGGAAAATCAATTAATGAAGCACTCGCTAATATAAATTTAACAATGGATGATTTGTTGGGAAAAGGTCACGTAATTGGTACTCCCGATCCTGACAATAATAGCTGGATATGGGGACATACTAAAGAACGTGAACAAGTTATCATACCTGTAGTCATGGATAATAATCAAAGAATAACGGTCGCATTATATTGGTTAAATAATTTGAAGAAATTATTGATTAGTGAAAAAGATAAATATGATGACAATTATGCATTTGTAACAGATTATGAATTTTAGTGATAATAAATGTCAGCGTCAAATTCATAACAATTATCATTTTCGGCACTGAACGAAAAATCTCTCACATATTCGTCATCATCAATTGAATTATTAACATATGACAGCATTGTTTCTAACGACATTTCTTTATCTTTTATTTTTAGTAACACAGATTGTTCTCTAACATCATTGCTATATGTGACGAATCTAATATTTTTATTTAAAACATATTTTTTATTTTTCAAGTCTGCGATTTTGTTCAAATGGACTTGACTCACGGGATGACCAATTAAATTTTTTGCCTGTATCTTGGTTAATGAAAAGAATTCAAGGGCATATTTATAATCAGATAAATCATCGTAGCAATTTTCATCGGATTGTGATTGTGACCAATACTGTATTCCTTCATGAATTAATAAATTTAGATTGTTGTCTAATTCATTCGCGACACTAGGTTTGATAGATTTAGTTGATGCTTGCATTTTTATTTATTTTATTATTTTTATAAATTTATATATTGATTATTTTTTATGTTATTTTTATAAATGTACAAAATTAATTTGATTAACTGGTGGTGATATAGTTAATGTCGTCGGAATACCAGTCATAGGAATAATATTTACAGAACTGATCATCATATCTAATTTATATTTTTTAGAATGAGATGTTCCGTTACAATAAGTTGCATCGTAAGCTAATTCTATTTGAGGCATACCTAATAGAAATTTACCATTTAAAATTTGTGCTGATCCACCAGATGTTTTTAATTCTACTGGAGAGCGTGCGCCAAGCACAGCCTCAGTCGCAAAAGTTGCTCTTCTCCCTATAGCATCCATAGGCACATTAGTTGCATCGACCATAGTTCCAGGAAATAATGAAAATGGTGTAGCGATAGCTCCAATGGCTCCTGGAGATCCTAAACTGATCGATTGTTGTGATGAAAAAGTGTGTGAAAGAGTATGTGGTCCACTTACATCATTATGTCCTATTATAAAATCTGCAAATCCATTGCCTGGATTAACTATAGAAAATGCTGCATTATCTGGTCTGAGTGTATATTCAGGATATGCTTCATGTCTAATGTAATAATCAGATGTACTAGCTATCTGATATTGAGATAGATCTATTGCCGCAATCGGTGGATTGTATGGACCAGATTGTGAAGATCCAGGTACTAAACCAGGATTTCCGTAATCTTGATCACCCATCGGAACAAACGATAATATGGGTACATTGAATGATACAGTGTTGGTTACAGGGTCATATGATGCAACAGTAGCGGGTGGATATGAAATTAATACCGAAATATTAGTTTTTCCTTGTTGTGCAAATGATAAAGAAGCATTTTGTTGTGTAGTATTTATAATAGTCGAATATGGAACATTTGTAACATTAACAATTCCGTTATCCAATTTATTATTTACGTCAAGGAAAACATAATTGCCATCACCCGAAACTAATGGCTGAACTTGTGAAGCTAATTGATTCCTCGAAACAAAATGTAAACTATCCGCAATGTGATATACGTTCGATAATCCGGTCGATCCAATAAAAACATAATCGAAGGATTTTATTAGGCATTCATTGAGTATGGTGGAATCAGTTACGTATAACATTAAAGTAATTGTTGGTGAGTTTTGTACTTGAGATAATAATTCACTCTCATTTCCATCAAGCGAATTTATAACATTATTTAATACAATTAAGGATTGATTTTTTTGTATAATTATGTATCTCATATATGTTTTAACAATATAACTGAATGATGACAATTCGGAATAAGTTGGGACGGAAGAAGATGGTACATACAATGTATTGTTTTGAATATTGTCTATTTGACCATTTAATATACTTTGAAAAGTGTTAATGAAATTGTTGGCATCACAAGTGCTATCACCGACAATGAGAATTTTTGAATTTACGAAATTGGTGTTTGTTAACGTTTCGGACATTTTTTATTTTAATATGATATATCTATATTGAAGATAAAATAAAACTATACAAAGTAGCCCACCACCCACTATAATAAAAAAATTTAATATTTTTGTATATGTCAGTCAGTTTCTAGTAAATTTTATATAATTAAATATATCCCAATAAATATTAAAAAACCTAATGATAGTTGTATTTTTGTATAATGACTACACATTATCATACATATATTTTTATTTGAAAAGATGTAAAGAAAACTATGTCGTATTGAATAATTTCAACAAGGAATATTTCGATAAAGCAGATGCCATAGTGCCGTTTGGTATTAATTCTCAAAAAAAATTGTACGAAATTAAGCAAATGTATCCTGAATACAGATACAAATTTTTAGTAAATTCACCAGAAGTTTATACACTATTCGATGATAAAAAACAATTTTATGATTTTGTCGAAAAAGAAAATGTATTGGAAGGTTCTCAAATGAAGTTGATTAAAACATATGATGAAAAATATGATGGACCTCATAAAACGGGATCATTCTTGGTCAAAAATAAAAGAGGTGTTGGGTCTTTACATAATAAAGTAATAACCGGTGATATATATGACATAATAAATCAATACAATACCGATAATCAAATTCAAGATATTCTGGATGTAAAAGAAATTCAAGCTGTAAATCTTGTATGTAAAAAAGGAAAAATAATGAGTGGTTTAAATTTTGTTTTCCCCGGTGCAATAAATCCCCAAATCTTGAATTCCACTGCTAAACAATACTTGAGACACCTTGAAGAAAAATATATGAAAGTTTTATCTAAATTAGTTAAACTCGTTAGTTATAACGGATTTGTCGAATTTGAATTATTGTTGGATGCAAACGACGATTTATATCTTTTGGAATGCAATCCACGTATTCCTGGTGATATTAAAAGTACGTTTGCTAAGAACGAATCTCAAGATTCAATCAAAAGTGTTATTATACCATCTAACAATGTTATAAATACATTTGAAGATACTGCGAATTCACCGTATATTACTGATCTAATTAATGTATATGTCGATGTTTTGAGTAAAAGACCCTTACGTCTAGAAAAATTTTGGAACAATAGTGTTATAATTTACAATGGTAATAACCCTTATCCATCGCACGTAATATATGACAATGAAATCATTTACAGAGAAAATATTCTTATTCCGTATGAAGAAAATTTCATAAGTTATATAACGAAACTATCCATGATAAAACGTAAAAAAATTACGTACAATGAAAAAGATTATACAATAAGTTACGAAGACATAATAGATCCTGACACTCATTTGATTCAAAATGACTTCGTTGAAATTAACGACGTAATGACATCATGCAAAGATAAAAACGTTAATATGATATTCGTTTATGCGTGCGAACATACAGAATTTATATTAAAATATTACAATGAAGTCAAAGAACATCAAATCAAGTTTTTAATACCACACAAAAAGGTGTATGAGTGCTTTAATGATAAAATAAAATTCTATAATTTTATGGAATTTAAAGGTCTCGGTAAATATATTGCACAGATTTATGATAGTATTAATGTACCGTGCATATTAAAACACAATAAATCAGATTATGGAAGAAATACGTTTGTAATCAATAAAATCGATGATGTACCTGTTGATATTGATGTAAATAATCTAAATGACTACATCATATGTGAAATAATAGAAGGAAACAAAGAATATGCTACTCATATCCTTGCGGTTAACGGTAAAATTGTAAAAGAATTAACTATAGAGCACACATTCGATGATGACATTTTTGTGCACGGTATTACCAAAAAACCTTTTACATCGTTAACAGTTAATATACACGGAACATCATTAGATGTATTCAAAAAAATAATAAAAATGACTAACTATAGTGGTATATTATGTATTGATTATAAAATAAAAGATGACATACCAAAGATATTTGAAATTAATCCACGTGCCGGTGGTTCTTTATTCAGAACTAATAACATTCAGCAGTTCATAGACAAATATATCGATGTATGTTCTAAATTAAGTTAAATTAAATCAAGCCAGACAGTTTAAGACTTTCAAACAAAATTTTTCCTCGTTTTTTTCTATTAGCAATTTCTTCTGCTGAAAGTGGCTGTTTAGGTTGTTTAGGTTGTTTGGGTTGTTTGGATTGTTTTGGTTGTTTTGGTTGTTTAGGTTCAGAGTTCTTTTTTGATCTAAAAACCCTCGCGAAATATCTATGAAAGCTATCAGTTGACATTATTAATTATTGATTACTGGTTATTAATTAATTACTAATGTTGTTATTGATATTACTACAAAAAATATAGAATATAGAAATCAGTTATATTTTCAATTTTATTAATCATCATCATTATCGGAACCAAATATTGATCTAATTTTATCCATCATATTGTGCGTTCGACAATATGAATAGATACTCTCGGGCATTTTGTCACCATTATTTTTCATGACAGTTGCAATTTCCTCAATCCATTTATTATTTTGTGATGCCGAAACATAACACAAAATCCAACTATCAAAGGCTTCATCCCAATATAACCAATCAGTATTATAATTAATGATTTTTAGTTCGCTAATTATAAATTCTCCTATTTTTTGTGATCCGCATAAACACGAACACACCAGAGCTTTTTTTAACCTATGTTCCGTATCATATATGGATTTATAATTTGATTTGAAGTAATCAACATCATCATTAATAATACAAATATTTATCAATGATGGTTCATCGCTGAGTATGCCACCTAATAATCTTTTAGGATAACAATCATCTCGTTTCTTCCATCTACTTATTAACCACTTATGATTATCGTTCATAATAATTCAAATATTTTGAGTTATTAAGATATTTTAAGATATTTTAAGATATTTATAAATTAAATTTAAATCAATTTTTATATTTTTTATTTTCCTTCCAACGGACCGATACCCATTTCTCCTTGTTGATAAAGGAATTCGCTAAAAGCATCAGCATCCTGTGGTGTGATTGAAACATATTTCTCTTTACACAAATCGCGATAGAGTTTAGAAATAAATTTACCAAACTTCTTTAACGCAGAATCGTCGGTTTGATTTTTGGTCATTTTTATTTTATTTTTATTAATTAAAACAGTTAATATAATCACATATTTTAATACACAAATTATTCAGACAAATTATGAATTCAATTTTATATCGAATTATGAATTCAATTTTATATCGAATTATATTTCTGTTAATTCTTTCATATTTTTGAACCTGACATTTAATATTTGATCATTTTTTATTTTGTATCTGTATTTTGTTAATATATCTATAAATTCTTCTTTCGATACAGTTTTTTCATATTTTTCTTTAATGTTATCATCAAAAGAAAAATACACAGCATTCACCGGTATACTCCTACCCATCTCAAACGTAGTGAGACTCGATACAAAATATATTATATACTCTTTGAGTACACACAAATTATTATCATTATTATCATTATTATCATTACTATTGTTGTTACTATCGGTATTAACTTTTTCTATTACATTATTTTTAACTAATGATTTATTTAATGATATATATTCGTCTATCATTTCGTTAACATTACCTTCAAAATATTCGATACCTATATCTGTTCTATGTTTATACTTTTGAGGAAATATTCTTTTAATATTTTTTTCAAATTCATCACAATTTTCCACGTTCAATGTTAAAATTACTTTACTATCTTTTGGATATTGATTCATCCTTTTGTGTATTTGTTGAGTTGTTTTACCTATTTTATAAATAGATTTGTTTGAGTTAACGAATTCTCTTTCTTGTATAATGTAACAATATTGATTACTCATTTTATTTGTTAATATATATATATACAATTACAAAATGATAAATAAATTTAATTATCCAACGGAAGACATGTATATCTCAAGTATCTAAAGTTATCCGTCGTTGCAAAATCATGATAAATTGTTATCAGGTCTTCAATATGTTTTTCGGCTATTTCTTTATAAACATCCTCATCAAGATCACCAATATTTTCATGTTCATTGTAATCATCATTTATTTTATTGCGTAATTGTTTTGTGTGGTCATCAAGAGCTACATCGCTTATTCTCAATAAAAATTTGTCCACATGATGAGCCGAATCTATAATCAGTTTGCGTATGGCCGATTTAAGAGATGTTTCATTGTCTTTTTTTCCTGGAACAACGCAAACCCAATCATGAACATCTCTCAAATCACTTTCTGATTGGTCGTACGTATTTTGACCTACAACAAAAGAATATACTAGCATTTGAGTTTTATAAACAATTACTATTATTTTAAATATTAATTAAATAAAATTTCAATTTTATATTTGTATTTAGATTAATTCTTTCTTCCATTGTTCTCTTGTCTTTGATGCATATTTATTGACGTATTCTAAAATATCTGCTTCATACTGTCCATTGGCCTCGTAGTACAGAAGTGCCATGTTGGTATCAAGGGGATCTGAAACGTCTGGATTCAATAACAGTCCGTAAATACAATTCAGTATAACGGATATACTAATATTGGGTGTGTAATTTCTATCTAATATACTATGACACACGCGGCCATAATTGTTAATATTACAATGTTTGATTGGTGTTACGAATCGAATGGTAGGTGCGGCAAGAGGATAGGTTTGTGGGAATTGAATATAACCGAGCCAATTCCCATCTTTATAAGGTGTATCAGACGGACCTTTTATTACAATTTTCCAAAAATACATATCCTTATCATTAATGTAAACGTCGATATCGGGATGAGGATGCTGTTGTAATTTTTGAAGTTCCTTAGTAATTGCTTTAGCCGAATCCATAACGACGTTATTGCCAATTTTGTTTAGTGTCTTATCAATTCCCATAGCTTTTTGTTTAAGCGAATTATTTGGTGTCAAAATTGGGGGTAGTGTTGTGTCCCCAATGATCCCATTATAAGATGATTGAACAACTTCCCTGTTCTTTGAAATAATCATTGTCTCTAATTCCATGATATCAAAGGCATATTTTATTGTCGAAGGATTAAACATATAGCCTCTTGTTTTTTTACTTATTTTGCCAATATGACTATCAAAATCTGAACCTATAACAATACAATCTAAAGTAATATTGTTTTGTACCATTAATGAATCAACATCGTATTTTAAAGAACCTATTCCGGTATCTTTACCATCAGAAAGACATATAACTCTCAATTTGGCATTGCCTCTTTTCTCCGGATCAGCATTTTTCCAAAAAACTAATTTTTCAACAGCTTGTTTTAATGATTCATACAGAGCAGTAGCTCCGTTAGGATGTAAAGTATCCATTTTATCTCTAAACGATTCATAGAAGGGTGTCATCTCGCATTCCACTTTGCTTTTATCACTAAAAGACATCAATCCGATTGATGTATTAAAAGAATACGCAATGGATCTATTAATGAACGCATCAAACAATTTCTTTACAACATCCAATCTACTCATATAATTAACTTTTGTAATTTTTTGTTTTTCGTTTTTAAATATTTTAAACGTTTTATCTCCATAATAGTGAAGTCTCATCGATAATGACAAGTGCTGTCCTCTGTAAAGACCATCGCCATCATCTTTCAAATCAGACCACAACTCGGTCATATGATATTCGTGTTGATTAATTCTGTAAATTAGATTCTTAACAGAATAATAATCCGGGATAGTTACACTCGTTACAACATATGAAGTAAATTCTCTTTCTAGTTTGATCGTTATCATAGTCTTATTTAAACTTTGCAATTTAATTTCTTTTTTAATATTTTTAACATATTCGGTGTTGACATAAATTCTCCAGTCTTCTCTCAAATTGAATTCGTCGTATGTATAGCCAGTCAAATTATATATTTTGTATACTAAATCCCATAAATTAGTATCATTTTTGTATTTAATATTAATTTCATTCCATGGTTCAGGTAATTTAATTTTAATTTGATCATTACCTACATCTTGTTCTGTAATTATATTGTTTGCCTTCCAATCATTTATGATTATTCTAAGAGTTTTGTTTTCTGTTAAATCTTTTGATATTTTTTTTTGTATCATTGGCGATAAATCACTTTTTTCAAACCATTTTTCAATACTCGTTTTTTCATAAGTAAATCCATCTTTAGCAATGAACGGATCAGTCATGATTTCGTGTAATATAGGACATAAAAATTCCCCTATCGGTTCACTTTTATATTTTACTTCCTTTTTTTCCAAGTTTATATTTTCATTTCTAACATGAGAGTAATGATTGCCTGCGATGGAAACCGATTGATTTTTTAGTAATTTTATAAATATGTCTTTATATTTTGACATCAATTCAGCCATTTCTAAATTATCATGTTGTTCTGTGCATATTATATTGCTGAGAACGGTAAAATT